CCTCCTTGAAAGCCTTACCGCCTTTGTGTTTGTCTTTTCTGGATCGTTTTGGCCAATCGCAATCAGCTTATTCTTCTTAAAGCCAAAAGCAAAGTGAAATGCTGAATTTTTTCTACGTCTCGATGTCACTGAAGGTAGTATATCTGTTGCTATTCCGAGTGACTGCTTTAATATGCTTATCATGCTAATTTTCAATTTTTTTTATCGAAATGTTGAAGAAATGTACTTGCTATTCCACTCCGTTAACAAATAATTACCCCAAGATCAAGTAGATCCTATTGCTTAAGGAAATACAACCTAATCTTTGTCATATATCCGGCCAATTTCAAATAAGCTCCAGTCATCGACAGGTTTCTTGCTTTCTTCTGGTTTTACAGGGGTTGGTCGCTCACGCATGCCGGAAAATATCGCCCAGAGGGTAATGTATACGACTGCTATCGAGGTTAAGCTTACCAACCAAGCTTCTGGTTGAGGGTTCATCTAGGTTCTCCAAATAAGGTTTCAATTTATACTTTATTATACCTTCTTTATCGACAATTGTCAACCCAATTATTGAATTAAAATTAAAAAAAGCCCAGTTCACTAATATAATTAGCAAGGCTGGGCTAGACCTTATGAAAGTCGGGCAGAGATTTTCACCAACTTTCTATTAGAAGGGTACTGATTCATCAGAAGATTCTGAAATCTTACTCTTTGATGCACCATCACCATTTTTAGGGCCTAGAGAAATATCGTCGGCCATCACGCAGACAGAGGTTCTCTTGACGCCTTCCTTGTCCTCGTAGTCGTCAATTTTGAGCTTGCCCTGAACTCCTACTAGGAGTCCTTTGTTAAGGTGTGGCCCAAGTGCTTCAGCCATCTTTCCAAAGCAGAGAACGTTGAGGAAGAGGGTGTCGTCGTTACGTCTATCGTTTACCGCAAGACGAAACTTTGACATAGAAGTGCCCTTTTGGGTTTGGCTATTTTCGGCGTCTTTGGTTAGACGGCCTGCTACTACTAGTTGATTAATATTCATACTATTTAGATCTCCAATGCTGATCGAATTTTTCCACGAACTACTTGACTGTGACCACGATTTGACTTGTTTGTCGTGGCTTCATAAAGATTTTCAGTAAACGTTTTAGTAAGACCGAGAGCCTTTCCTGCTTGCTGTGTTCCACGCTTGTTTGAAGCGAACACACCTTTGCCTTGCTTATATGCAACTGCTGTCACAGGATTTAGTGACTCTCCTTTAACCTTCCCTCGCTTACCTGTCGCAGTAATAGTTTTCTTATTACCGACTTGCCAGTTGTACGTGGCAGAGGTTTGGGAAAGCTTGTCGTAAAACTCGCTACTATTCATCATAAACTTCTCCTAAAATTGCTAACCTTGCTGAGGCAGTGTCAATGTCGGAATACTAGGGGATACCTGTTTTCCGTCAATAAAATTTTGACCCTGTGGGTTCAATGCCTGTTCTGGTATAGCGTCCTGATTACCAGCATTAAGCTCGGCAACGCCTTGTTGCAGATAGTCACTTAATGTCTGAATGTCTTGCTCGATAAGAGCTTTTTTTTGCTGAAGCTCCTGAATCTGTTGTTCAACGTTTCTCAGGTGGGCTTCCGCCATTTCTTTAAGGTTCATTTTTATACCTTTCCAATAAAGACCGACTTTCTCATGCTTTATTATAGCATGCGGAGTACCGAAGTGCAACCGAAATCTCTAAAATATTCCTAAACTTTTGTTTGTTAACTCGATACTGGATGACGAACTGGTTCCCATGAGGCATCTTATAGCGTCAATGTTCTCTGGAACAACATCACTTTCTTGGTGGACTGCCTGTATGTATAAAAGCTTATTTCCCCAAACACCCATAGTTTCCTCCCAAACGCAAACCTCTGGCATGTCACCCCTGCTGTTTCCTAGATCTTTTGCGTATTCCATAATCTCGGCAGTAGATCGTATACCGTCAGAGTTTTTGACCACCCTGACTCTAGTAGATGCGTCAAAAAGTCCAGCAACACCATCAACACTAGGCTGTTTCTTAAGATCAACCGTTATGCTGTGGAGATGCATAAGTGTGGTTGGTACGGATATTGAAGTTGTAAAAATTTCCATATCTTTAAGAACTGTTCTTACGTCTGGCCCGTGATGGGAAGGTACGACTAAGTGAGGAACAAGAGCATTTACAGGGCCGTGATATATATCCCAAGGGTCAGCAGCTCTTCGTATCATAGTCGCATGAACTTTATCTACTCCGTACTTCCAATCTAACGCATCTAGAGTTCTGCAAAGACCTGTTGTGTTGCAGCTTACAACACGAATAAACTCATGGTCAACACAGTCGTCGTAATTACATTGGGACACAAAGCTTTTTCCGCATGAGCTTGGCTCTCCACCTTGGAATATGGCTTTGGTATTATACTTCTTGTACCTAGAGGTATTCCTCTCTGCTGCACCTTTTGGTGTACAATCAACAATCACATCGCTTTTGTTTATCAGGTCGTCTATGCTACCAGCTACTCGTAGTCCATGTTCCACATGTACAAACCCTTCAATATCAGAAAAGATTGGAATGCCTTTTCCATGAGCGGTCTTGATCTTGAAATTGTAACTATTAGCTGTGACCCCTACTAGATTCATGTCTGGTTGCAATAGGATGGCATCGGCTACTCTTTTGCCTATGGTGCCATACCCAAACACGCCGACATTTATATAGGGTTTCATTAGAATTCGCCTTTTGTCAAAAAGTCCATGAGCTTAATATGAGTCCACTGTAGATCGTACTGATCTTCAGTAGCTAGTCTGGCAAGCTCAATGTAATCCAGTTGAAGTTTTGTTACAACCCTCGCAACAAACTCAGATTTCCCTGAGTTGATAAGATCTTCTAATATCGCAGCCAGTTTTATTATCGTTTGCTCAGGAGATCCTTCAGGGTGTGAATCTTCAGGAATCATTACATTTTTTCCATTGCTGAAAGTGGAACTATGTAGTTTAGAGGCTTTCCAGCCCCGTACTTCTTCTTCTTCTTATGTTCATCAAAGCTTTCTCTGGTTATCGTTCCCAGAACGTCTACTTCTTTTCTACCCCTATCGTACCTAACCAAGGCGTATGTTTTTGGTGGGGTTCTGGTCTCATATTCGTTAACAGGAATTTTAAGCTCCGGTTCCCCCGCTCCCATATACGTTATGGTCTTCACTTCAACGCCGTCGAAGTCTTCTCCAGAATCTCTTACGGAGTATATCTCCTCGTCAACAGGCTCGCCTGTGGCTAGGGAATATCCAAGCTCTCCAATAACTCCCAGAAAGTGAGCCATGTACTGAAAGTCAACCTTCATATCTTCGGACAGTCTGGTTTTGCTTTCATTAATAAACTTCTTCGTATCTTTGTTTCTGAAGGATATGTGTTTTGCGTCATGTCTCATGATGGCAAGTTCTAATGCGTACTTTAATTGTTTTTTACTAAGCTTAAATTTCATATTCCAACAGTTCTATGCCTGCCTCCTTAAACATGTTTCTCGATAGGGCGAACTCTTCGCTCCATCTTTCATTGTTACTTTTATAAGACACAACTCTGGCTATGCCTGTTTGTATTATCATCCCTGCACATTTAGGACAGGGCATAAATGGGTAGGTGTATATTGTAGCACCCACGGGTGGTTCTGAGCAGAACAGCAGTGCGTTGCACTCAGCGTGTACTATCATTTTATATTTGATTTCACGATTGTCAAGTCTTTTATCGTCAGAAAGTCCTAAAGGAAAACCGTTATATCCAAGAGAGAGCACTCTCCTGTCCTCATCCACTATTACCGCACCTACTTTCGTGGATGGGTCTTTAGACCAACTCGCTACAAGCTCAGCCATCTCTAAAAACCTGTTGTCCCACCCGCTATTGATCATCATTGTCATACCTGTCAACTAATATGTTTAGTTCTGTTGTGATAATGGGCTTCCAAGGTTCTTCTCTTATCACCATATCTCTTCTATTGTAATTACACTTAAGCCAAAAGTTAAAGTCTGGTAGCTTGTACCCTTTATCTAGGTATCGCTGTAGTCTTTTGATGCAAGAGTGGTACTCGCCCCAAGCGAGGTGGTAATGATTTCCTGTGTAATTAAGTGTCCTGCTTTCTAAGTCGTCAAAAAAACTCTCGCAGTAGTAAAAATCTAGGTTTGAGTCTATGGCACATGCTGAGACTGTGAAGTCAAAATAGCTAATGCATTGCTCTGGAGTTAGGTCGTCTATGTTTGGATAAGTCCAGAATTCCCAAGTGTCCATAGAGGGTGATAAAAACTGCCTATTGTGACAGTTGTATCCATTGAAAGCTAAAGGACGATTTGGGTAACATGGAAGTGATTCGCAATTGACACAAAAGTTAGACATCCTTTCGCTGTCATTTATATTTCTAAAGTATAAATCTACGTCTCTGCGTTCTTTTTCTAACATGCAGTCCGTAATTGTCCCGCCAACAACCCAGAAGTAAACATCTGAATCTTTCAAAGGGTCAAATATTATTTCCTTAACTAGACTTCTAGCCTTGTTTACTTTTGTTAGATCTTGAGGTCTCATGTCTTTCTAATCCACAACTGATAGTCTGAATGAATAACTTCAAGCTCGTCTCTAAAGAGATCTAAAAAATAATCTATTGAATTTTTAGGAAGACCCTTTAATGTTTTAGACCCCGGAGAATCTGGATATCTTATCCCCATAAGGTAGTCATCAAAGGCGATGATTCCACCGCTTGTTAGTAGTCTGAACGACATGATCGCATCGCTCAGTACCTGCTTTTCGTCGTGGTTGCCATCAATGTAAATAAAGTCAAAAAAGTTTTTGCTGAAATTTCCTAGATGGTCTGAGGAGCATCCCTTTATTATTTCAACCTTGTCTTTGTGTCCGCTAGCCGACAGGTTGTTGATGAAAGTTTTGAAAGCTTCCCCAGTCCAGTCAGCCCAAGCGTCTATACACCACAGTCTTGAGTTATTATGTGTCAGTATGTTCTCAAGCATCCATAAAGTAGACATACCCTCGTAAGAACCAATCTCAAGAAATTTACAAGGCTTGCCAGCGTAGGGTGACAAGAACTTATTAAATTCTCTGACCACAGGCTCTCCGTTTTGTTCGGAAAACCAGTCTTCTGTAAAAGTATACTTACTATCCATTTTCCTTTTCGTATTTACCTTCTTCGTATTCTTTTTTATGCTGCTCTACTGATTCAGCTTCATGCACATGTTTGAAATAATGTTTAAACTGCTTGTAGAGAGCTTTCACTTGTTCAAATGCTTCATTCTCGTCTATCTTACCGCCCTGCTCTAGGTCACATATAATAGACATTTGTATGTTAAACGCTCTAAATGGATCAGCGTACTTCTCAAACTTATATTTTGTCATCTCTCATATTCCACTTTCTCTGGGCTTCAACCCAATCTTCACCGGAGCCAGAAGCTCCACCGCAAGTCTCGCACTCATACCAATACAGAGATATTGAATTTAAACACTCTGCACCAGCTTTGCCGCCACAAAAGGGGCAGGGAGACAAAACATCATCTAACTCAGTAACTTCTATATTATGTTCCGCACATGCAAGGCACCACTTAGGCTTGTTATCAACATCGACAACCTTGCCGCAGCAACTTAATTTATATTTAGCCATTTTTCCAATTCAACTTTTTTCCTTTTGGTTTCTGTTGTATTTATCTGTCAGTCTAACGATGTCGTTCTCGTCACATACGCCAACCTGCATTTCAAAGATAACTAGCATGGACGTTCCTATATTCTTAACCTGATGTTTAACACCTCTTTTAATTGAGAAAGTATCACCACTAAAGGCACCAGCCTCGATGTCATTTATAATCATCAGACCGTGACCTTCTAAAATATACCAAAACTCATCACGTTGAGAATGATATTGGTATGACATCTCTTCTCCGGAGGAAACTTGTATTCTTTTGAACACGACATTTTCTGTTCTGTATATGTCTGTGTACTGACCCCAAGGTTTATTTACAACCACATGACCGTTATGCATCTTAGTTTTCATCTTTCGTCTCTTTCATTAAGCGTGGCAGATTATTGGGGTAAGCCAGTACGTATTCTGCGTTGGAAGAAACTAAGTTGCTACTGCTTTGAACCTTTCCTCCTCCTGCGTTGTACACCATCTCGATACCATATTTATCACATATACTATCCTCCGGTACGTTGTGTTCTTTTCTATCTCCACCATTAGCAAAAATATTTGGACGGAGGCGTGCAAGAGCTTGACATACAGTATTGTCACTGTCGTCAACCGAAGAGACAGCATCTACACCTCTGAAACCCATTAATATCTCCCTTCTCTCGTCAAAAGGCATGAATACATAACCTTTCTTTCTTTGGAGCCAATCATCGCTATTGAGTATTACAATAAGCTTTCCGTCTACGCCAGCAAGCCTCTTGGCCGCTCTTATCATTCTTAAGTGTCCCACATGTACTGGGTCAAAACCCCCGCTTATACATACTGTTAAGCCCATTTTACTTTCTCCTTACAACAAATGTCGCGCACTTAGGTAAATCTTTCAGGGTGGGTGCTCCCACGTATGCACAGGCACTCCTAATGCCACCCGCTACTTCCTGTAGCACGTTTTCAACTGGCCCCTTGTATGGAACGCTTTTAACTATACCTTCAGAGGCCTTATAAGACCCCATTCCGCCGTTATGTTTAATCATAGCCGTCTCACTAGACATTCCATAAAATTTAAGGCTTGTCTTTTTCTGTTCTTCTCCCCATTCTTCAACTGTATACTCCCACTCTCCTTCACATTCGTCAGTTCCAGCCAACATACCCCCAAGCATTACAAAGTCTGCTCCAGCAGCAAAAGCCTTTACGACATCTCCAGCCTCTTTGCACCCACCATCGGCACAGATATGTCCACCTATTCCATGGGCGGCATCGGCACACTCAATAATAGCAGACAACTGAGGATAGCCACACCCGGTTATTCTTCTTGTGGCACATACGCTTCCCGGCCCGATACCAATCTTGACTATATCTGCTCCACCACTAATAAGCAGTTCGCTTACCATCTCTGGTGTGCAAACATTTCCAGCCATTATAACAGAGTGGGGGAATAGGTCTCTGACACGCCTAACGTGGTCAACAAAAACCTTTTGGTATCCGTTGGCTACATCAATACATATTCTTTCTATTCCAAGCCCCACCGATGTGGGGCATCTACTCTTAACAATATCGTCTACCGCTATGAGTTTCTTAACATCTTCTTCCTTAATTCCTATCGTGTACCAAGTGTTTGTACGCCACCCAGAAGAAAAGAAACCCGCCAGCTCATTCTTATCATAATGTTTGTGTAGAGCTGCATGCATCCCCATTCTTTCAAAGTCCTCAAGGGTATTTGACATAGCAAAGGTGCCTGTCGTGTCCATATTGGCGGCTATTATAGGTACAGTTGTTTCCCACCACCCAGAATGGAGATATCTGTAAGATCTCTCAATGTCTACCCCAGACCTAGTAGCTAAGGTAGACCTTTTGGGTTTAATTAAAACGTCATCAAAATCTAGTTTAATCCCATCTTCAAACTTCACTATTCTACCCCACTGTATTCAAGAAACACAACCCATAAGAACATTAAAATTGCTATACTTAGATTGAAGTTAGACTTTGTGAGCAACCCAATTAGTAGATTTGTAAAACCGAAGAGGATGCAAAGCCTTTTGCTTAGTTCAAAACTCATGAGAGTAGCCAGATTAAGGTTGTTAAGAAAGCCACTGAGGTGAAAACTATACCAAGAGTTATAAGTCTAGCCTTCCTCCTCATCCGATCCTTTTCTTTTAGACGATCCTTTATATGCTGAGCTGTTGGCCAATAGCCGTCCTTCATGGGATCAAAGCCTAGGTCATTCCATTCCTTCATATCCATCTTTATCTTTACTTTCTGTGCTGGTGGATTCCATAAGGTTTTTTACCGAACCTTTGCAGAAGCCTTTATCGCCTCTTTCTATTAGCTCTATTATTATACCTCCTAGGAGTGATTGAGGCTCAGTAAAAATTTGTCTTAGGTTGTCTTCTGGGCAGTCGATGATCTCATCTGAGAGAAACTTGATGCCCAGCGACTGAAACTCTTCAACCTTCGCATCTATATCCTGCACGCTGTAGGCTAGGTGGTGTATGCCTCCACCGGTTTCCTTGACCCACATGTCAACGATAGAGCCTTTTGACCCTTGGCTAACAAATATCTCTGGAGCCAGATGGTACGCCGTTACTGTTGGCCCGACTGCCGGAAAGTCTACCGAGAACTTTTGCGAGCTATGGGATTTCTCTGGAGGAGTCATGGCAACACACATAGCCTTGGACTTGTCGCTGAAAGTTATTTCAAACTCTTCAGCTTGTGTGTATTTAAGTACGTTCTCAAAGTATTCTACAGCAGCGTCTCGATCTTGAACTCTATATGCTATGTGGTCAAGTCTCATTTCTGCCTTCTTCTGATTACCTTAGTTTCTTCCCACTTTACAAGGAATAATATAAACATCACAATTGATATTTCAATTACCCACGCTAAACTCCCAGCCATAACAGCCTTCATAGTATCATGTCCTTTAGTATCTCTCTGGTGTGCATCCAGCTATGGACGTTATAAAATAAATCACAAGCCTTTGATATCGTGTAGTCGTTTCCGTTTGGATAGCACCTGTCCCCAAAGTATATAGTTTCTCCAGACATGTCTTGCAAGACCTGAGATTTGTCTCTTCCTTTTGGAAAGATGTCTATACTTATCTCCCCGCCTATCATGAATTGTAAGTCTGGGTACTTGGGAGACAGTTCCTTCACTATTCTATCTCTCTCTTTGTTAACTAAATCCCAAGTATAATATTCTTGCCTCTCTTCGTCAGAGCAATTTCTTCCAATGGTTGAGAAGTTACAGGTGCCTGTTCTTTGTTCAAGCTTTACTGTAGCTGTGTTACGCCAATGGCTACCTTCGACTATCATTTTCAGATCTTCTTTTAGCTCATCTGAAGCGACCCAAGAAGCAGATTTAATTACAGAGTTTCTTATATAGAAAACATTGCCAGAACATTGGTAGCAACCGTCCCAAGATATATGTCTCCAGAGAGAAACACCTAGTTGCTCTACTGATTTGCTCTTGTCTGAACCTGTCACTAGAAAAACTTTGTGCCCGAAGCCCCTAGCTTCAGTAATCCACCCCCCAAACATTTTACGGAAAGTCTTATCTATAGATTTCCTAGACGGTGTAAGGGTTCCATCTACATCAAATAAGAAGTTAGCCATTTCTATTCGTTATGAAATCCTATTGTTATTTTTTTCTTTCTCTTATCAAGCGCCTCTAGGTTGTCGTCATGAAACCATTCTGTGTTTCTAGAGTCTCCATTCCACCAAGCGCACTGGTATTGTATATAGTCACCAACATGTATTGCCACAGATGTGATTGTAGCTTGTATTTCATCGTCTATAACCACCTTTGTTCCCGGTTTCATAACTTGCATATTCAATCTCCCTGTTCATATTCTGTAAGTTCAATTCTTTTGTTTGTTGAATATCTATTGGGGTCAGCCAATCCTGTATCTAAGCGGTTTGTGAGGGTTATGTAGTATCCTTCATCATCCTTGCATACAACCTCGTTGTACTCAAGTTTAGGCCACGGTTCGGCACTTGTGGGGTCTAGAACCATATCAGAGTGGCTACCAAATCGACTTAAGGTAGTAACTTTCTTCCCCGTTTCGTGTCTGTTTGAACTCTTTGCCATTTATAAGCTCCTGTTTTTCACTGGCTGGTCGATGTTGCGAGATACCCGATTAGATAGGCTACTACTACTTGGCCTCACGCTTAGCTTCCTTCATTATCTGATACAGCATGCTGACGGATGCGTCTGCGTCTG